CCTGCTTTCTAACTTCTGTAACTTTTTAAGTGCTATGGTTTTTTTAACCTGCATCAATCAATATCCTCAATAAACAAAGGTAAATCCTCGTTTATAGTGATGTCTTTAGTTTCTCTTGGTTTACCTGCGTAGTAATTATAGAACAGCTGTACATATTTAAAGTCTCCTTTCTCAACTCCTGCTTTAAGAGCATTAAATGCAATATCTTCTAAAGGGGAAAGTTTTTCTATTAAGCTAACCTCATCTGCTTTAGATTTTCTTCCTGCTCCTTGTCTTTTTCCTCCGTGTGCCATCTTGAAAAAAGTTGATTATTCAATTATACAATAAAACTTTTAATAGTTTGTTAAAACAACCTTGTTTGTGATTGGTGTTCTTTTATTCTTTTTATAGCTGCTTCGTAGTATTCTTTATCTAATTCACAAGCGGTTAAATCAAATCCTAAATTATGACAAGCTATTGCAATACTTCCTGAACCTAAATGAGTGTCAAGTATCTTATCTCTCTCTTTAGCATAGTTCATTAGTAGCCACTCGTATAGTTTGACAGGCTTTTGGGTTGGGTGTATTCTTTGTTCTTTGTTTTTCATATCGTGCTGTATCATACCGTGCCAAGCAATATCTACAAAATCAATTTTATTTAACCAAGATAACCAAGCTAACTCTCCTTGACTATATGTAGGCATTGTTACTTGTTTGTGCCAATACAACATACCCCCTTGTAAATTAAAAAAGTTAGCGCCCCAAACTATTTGTTTTTTACTTACCCTCTTTAACTCTGCAAAATAATCATCCGTTGGTATATCACTATCCCATTTTTGGTTGCCATAATCTTTGCTTAATACTGCCGATTTTTTGCTTTGTAGTTTTTTTACACTATTTTTTTTATCAGCATCTATCCCATAAGGGGGGTCAACAATAGCAAGGTCAAAGTAATTGTCCTCATATCTTGCCATTAAATCCATATTATCTTCGTTAGTTATTGTCATCATACAATCCTAATTTTTCTGCGTGTCTTATCATCTTAATTAGTATTTTTTTTCTTCTGTTTGGTATTATGAAATTTAAGAATTTATTCCAATACCTTCTAAGATGCCTTTTCATATTATTTTAAAATTGTTCTGCTAATTCAGGTTTTACTTTCTTTAGCTGTGCTTGTAAGTATTTATATCTTACTTCAAGTTCTTTGTGTTCCTTGTCTAATATACTATACTGCCCTTCCCAAAAACCTTCTAATGTTTCTGCCTTTGCAAACGCTTCAGGGTTTAGTTCTTTGGCTTTATTGAATCTTTCGCTTAGTGCTAAATAGTCTTGCTCAAATTCTTTGTCATAAAGAATCCAATCTTTAGCTTTTCTTGTAAAGTACAATACAGTAGCGTGGTCTTTATCCATTGTCTTGCCTATTGTAGTTAAAGAGTATTTTGTATTATCTCTTAGTAGCTTGTAATAGATTGCTCTTGCTTCTATGTAGGGTCTACGTCTTGTTACTTTGGTAATGTCTAATTTATAGTAATCTTCTACTATTTCTCTAACTATTCTTTGTGTGTTTGTCATCGTCTATTTTTTTTATTATTTCTTTTATTGTCATAAATCCCGATTCGTGTATTGCTTTTAGTATTCCTGCACACGCTTCATATTCCTCTGCTTTTTCGTATAGGTCTATAGCTTCTTCAAGTTCTGTTATACTTCTTCCGTTAGCTATATCTATTAAAGCAAGGTTATAAAATTCTTCTATTATATCTTTATTCATAATTTAAACAGAGAACCAATCAAAACTCTGTTGGTGTTGGTTATTGACTGAATCCCAACAAATGTAAAGAACGTAGATTGGTTTTTATTCATTTAAAATATTCTTAATTGTGATTGATGTTCTTGTAATCGTTTCTTTGCTGCAATATAGTAATCTTTATCTAATTCATATCCTTCTAAATCATATCCTAAATTATGACAAGCTATAGCTATTGAACCACTACCTAAATGAGTGTCTAATATCTTGTCTCCCTTTGTAGCGTAGTTCATAAGTAACCATTCGTATAAAGCTATTGGTTTTTGAGTTGGATGAAATTTAATTCCTGTGCTTGTATTACCTTCTAAATTACCATAATATCTATAGTCAAATTGTTTTGCGTTTTTATTAAATGAAGTCCAAGCTAATTCTCCATCTGAAAAATTATCAACAGGGTTTCCTTTGTGCCAATAAATAAAACCTCTGCCTCCATAATTCCAAATAAAAGGAAAATAGTTACCTCCCCATATAATTTGATTTTTACTTACCCTAAATAATTCTTTGAAGTAATTTTCATTTGGAGCTATATTCCATTCTCTGTGTTGCTCTTTTTGTCTAAAATTTAATATGTCTGTTTTTTTGTCTCCATAGCCATAAGGTGGGTCAACAATAGCAAGGTCAAACTGATTATCGTCAAACCCTGCCATTGCTTCCATACAGTCTTGGTTGTAAAGATTAATTATAGACACTTCTGTATATATTTAAAACTGTATTTTCAAACCAATACTTAAATTCCATATCACCATCAGGTAATGGCTTTATATTGTCGGGTTTTTCTCCTTTTTGTATTTCAAAATGAGTTTGTATAGATATATCAAAAGCATTTAGTAATTTATTGTAATCTAATTTAGTTTTAAATAAAAAATACGCACCGCCTGTTGCCACTTTAGAGCCAATCTTTTTTCCATATTTGTCTCTTAACTTTGAAAGACCATTTGCTATATTATCTGATTTTTTCATATCCTTTATTATTAAATCACCCTCTTCTATATTATCGTGATTTCTTACTATTCCATCATAACAAGTAGCTATACTACCGACAGATAATTTTTTGTTATATTTTATAAGCTGCTTTTTTAAATGAACATACTCATTGCTGCCTTCTTCTGCCCAAGAATATATATAATCCTTTAAATTCCATTTGCTTTGAACAGCGTTAATTCTAACTATAAATTTTCTTATTTCCCTATAATCCTCATTTAACCAATCTACAATACTACAAGATATTTCTTTTACTCCTAATACTTTTAATGCTTCAACCCTGTGTTGACCATCAAGTATTCTCCAAGCACCATCAAACCACGTTATATAAACTGTACCTGCCCAACCGTTCTCCTTGATTTCTTTAACAAATTTATTAACGTGCTTTTGTAATATTTCTCTATTTACCTTTAAGTGACTTAATTCAACTATAGGTAATGTTTTAATTTTTGCAAATTTAATTTTAGTTTTCATAATTATTGTATTTATTCTTTGTGCTTACTCTATTAGGTTTTCAGCTTCCCCTTATAATATCCCCCTCATTACATATTGGTCTAAATCATTCTCTTCTTGAAAGAAGTATTTGTAATTGTCTACTGCTTGTCTGAATTTGTTTTCGCCTCTTGCTAAAAACTCCTCACTCACATCAAAGATTCCTATATCAGTACTTGCTTTGTCAATCACTAAAAATACAAACTTGTCCTTATTAAATAATTTAAGGTACAGCCACGCTTGTAAATCATATCCATACTTGTCTGCACTATACCTAAAGGTAGAAAGGTCAGCAGAGGTCTTTAAATCAATTATAGTGTCTCCTTGAATTATATCTGCTTTGCCTCTGAATGCAAGTCCTTCTATCATCTCTACAGCAGGAACTTCAAACTCTGACTTACCTAATAGTTTTAGTGCTGCCTCATTTCTTAGTACTGCATCTGCTAATCTTTCTGCTGCACTTCTTTCTTTTGCAAGAAACACCTCACCATACTTTTCTTTGGCATCTTTATACTTGTTAGTGTTCTTTGTGGAAGCATCTACAAAATGTAAGGCATCTACCTTGTGTGGTTCAAGTATCATCCAATGTACTAACTTACCTGCTGCTAATGCAGGACTATCTCCGTTAGGGTCTCCGTACTTTAGAATGTTTCTATACGTCTTAGGACTCTTTAGAAGTGTTTTAAGAGATGAACTACTCAAAGCGTGTTGTCCTAAGTGTCCGTAGTAAAATTCGTCATCGTGAGCCATACCTACTATCTCTTCTTTTAGGTAGGTTTCTCCGTTTAATAATGTAATCATAATTCTAAAAATTCTGTTTGTTCTTCTATTCGTCTGTTTAATTCTTGGTTGGCTCTTGCTTTATCAGATTCTAAACCTCCACCATTAACAATAATATAGAGTTCTTCCTCTGTGTATTCAGACCACAAGTATTGTATGTAATTAAATTGCATATCGTTCTTTTTTGTAAATATAAACAATTATTTAACATCTTCCTCTTTTGGGAAAACTTTTTTTTCTAATTTTTCTATCTTGTGTAATGCAACAGCTAATGCTTGTTGTGCAAGTTTTAAATCGTACTGCATCTTTATTAATGTAGATTCTTTCATTTCTGTGATTTGATTTTTTCTATATATAATATTGCATCCATTAGTTCTTCCTGCAAATGATTCAGAAACTTATAGAATCCATCAGGACTATCGTGTAAGGTAGTCCCATATTTGACTATCCCATCTCTACTACGTTCCCTCATTATACTTATAACCTTTTCTACTATAAGGTCTTTGTATCTATCTTGGTGAGTGCTATCCATTGTCCATCTATCACCAAACTGCATCTCTACCCACTTTCTTAAACTATCACTCATAAATATGATTTAATTAACCACTCTATAAATCTGAATATAATATAACCTATTATTAGATTATCCATATAGAGTTTTGTATTTGCTTATTTCTTTCTCTAATTCCTCAATCTTTTTCTCAGCTGTTCTTGCTCTTTCTACTGCTCTTATTTTGTCAGAACGGTATTCACTTAAAGATTGTTCGTATAACCTTTCATTAGTTATAAGGTTGTGTACATAAAAACCTACTTCTTGCCAACAGTAATACATTTCGTTAATGGCTTTGTTTTCAGGTTTTGCTTTTCTTGATTTAACGATATACTCGCCAACTAAATTAAAGTTGCCATAGTATTCTCCTTCTTTAATATTGTTCAGTTTCTTATTCATCTTAATTAGTTTTCATTACTAATATAGTATTTATTTTGTTAGATACATTTTCTTTTTCATACAAACCATTTTCATCATAATAAAAAATATAATGAGGAACGTTATATAATTTAACGTATTCGTCTCTTTGTCTTTTATGATTTTCTTTTGCTTGTAACTGATATGAAGTATTCATATACAAATATGAAATAGGTTTAACCTGTCCTGCAAAAACCAACATACCCCTTGAATAAACTTCAAAATCTGTAAAATACTTTTCGTCTAATTCGTATGTTGCTTTTATAAAATCTAAATTAGGAAACATATCTTGCATCTCTTTTATAATCTTTAGTTCACTTACAAAACCATTATATGTTTGACCTATAACTCTAAAAAATATATAATCCTCTATTTCATACCCTAACATATCTTGAAGTTTTTCTCTTAATATGTTATGTATTTCTTTTAATCTCTGTTCTCTTTCTTCGGTATAATAATAATTTTCCCAACCTATTTTAGAAAAAGTATTAGTTGAGTGATAATAATCATCTATAAGCTGCATACATTTTCCAACAGACGAACTACTGAAATACTTATTAATGCTTTTATCTCTGTTTAATTTTTTATAAAGTTTATCTTCAATCGGGTTTTTATACATTACAGATATTGATTATATACTGCCACTAAATCCTTGTAAACTACTTTAGCAAAACTACAAGGAGTACATTCAACTTTAGTTTTAAATATTCTTTCGTAAATTTTTACAAACGTATCCTGCTCTTCAGGAGTAAACTTATTCTTTTTAGTATCTACTGCCATCTTAATTAAACCAAACTCTTGCTCTGTTAGACATTCAGGTTTTTTATATCTAAACATCTCGTTAAGTTTAACCTTACGTTCATCGCAGCCACAATCTTCTCCTGCTAAAAACTTAACAGCTTTCTTTATTCCTGTAGCTTTAGTAATCTTTTCTACCGTGTCTCCTAATCCTTCACTTGCTTGTGCGTGTTTAGCTTTCCATTCTTTGTACGCTTTGGTACGTTTGTCTCCTTTAAATTTTGTCATAGTCTCCGTGTTTATAGTCTAAATAATCTTCTTTAAATTTATCTTTTATTTCTTGCTTTGCGTTTTTAAGTGTGTTGAATATACTTACCCAACTTATATTGGTTTCTGCTGCTATGCCTCTTATACTTAATTCAGAATCTCTGTATAGTTTGAACAACTTGTTTTCATACCATCTCCATCCATCTATATGGTCATCTATCATTGTGCAGATTTTATGAAATGCTATTTGTTCATCCATTTGCGAATCGTTCGGAATTTGGATGGTAAACTCTTCATCATCAAGAGAAACTTTAGTAATCTTTTTTTTAGAGTTATAATACTGATAATAAAGAGAACGCA